ACGCGCTCGTGCGGACCTCACTCGTGCGAACCTCACTCATGCGAACCTCACTGGTGCGAACCTCACTGGTGCGAACCTCACTCGTGCGGACCTCACTGGCGTGGACCTCACTCGTGCGGACCTCATTGGTGCGAACCTCACTCGTGCGGACCTCGCTGGTGCGAAACTCACTCGTGCGAACCTCACTGGTGCGGACCTCACTCATGCGAACCTCGCTTATGCGGACCTCGCTGGTGCGAACCTCACTGGTGCGGACCTCACTGGTGCGGACCTGACTCGTGCGGACCTCACTGATGCGAAACTCACTGATGCGAACTTCGCTTATGCGAACCTCACTGATGCGAACCTCACTGGTGCGAAACTCGCTGGTGCGGACCTCACTGGTGCGAAACTCACTGATGCGGACCTCACTGGTGTGGACCTCGCTGGTGTGGACCTCGCTGGTAGAACTGGAGTGACGTCCACGCTCACGCAAGTCATTCGGGATGAGGATGTGGGCCTTTGGGTCGGAGGTTTGGGTTAGAGATGAGAAAAAACGCAGCCGAAGTGCCTGACAAAGAAGCCTGCAAAGGCTGCGGTAAAGTCGTCAACAATCGAACAGGAGTATGCAGGGCTTGCCAGCGCGAGCATTCCAATAGTGTCTGCAACCTGTGCGGTCGCCCGATTCAAAGCTTCGCGGACACGCTATGTCCGCTGTGTAGGAAGATGATCGTCAGACGGGAGAAGAGTCTTTGACTTCAAAGTGGGGCGGATCGGAGAAGTTTTTCCAGTCCAGGCCGCAGATAACCCCCAGGGGCCTTAGGATCTCCGCACATGCCCGGAAGAACAGAGGGGACCAGCTCGCTATGCCGTCCGGCCTGATCTCGAAAAGATCCATAGCGGATGATGGCAAAATATTATGACGGCTGTCTGGCCACCGCACACGCGACGCGCCCCTAGCGTGGGCTTCGTTCTGCTCCTTCTCACCACGGTGAGTCCAGGATACGTGCGTGGTCGGATAGACCGCTTTGACCGCTCGGTAGCCCTTCACTAGATCAGCGTGCGCGTCTCTTAACTTAAGCTCGCAGAGCGTGCATTCCATACCGGCTACGTGTTTTATGGCCTGACTCCCGCCTTCAAGCACTTATTGATGAACCCGTTAACCCGCTGGGCATTCTCTACTGAAAAAGCCGTATAATTCATCAATTCGACAGCGGTCTTTTTTTTAGGGTCTTGAACGCCTGGGTAGAAGCAGTCTGCGGTGCCATCGGTATTTAAAAAGCACACCTCAGTCACACCGAGCTTGCCGGCGGACCCGCAGCCGGTGAGAGCGATGCTACTTATTAAGCCAATTGTCAGCCACGCGCTTTTTAGCGGCATTTGTCTCCTCAGGGTTTTTAGCAGCGAGGAGTGCGCCGTATGCGCGGAAGCCCTCCTCTGCTATTTTTTCCCAGTTCGCCGCGTCCTTAGCTTTAGCAGACGCGATCAACGCTTCGATCACGTCCCAAACCTTCAGAATCAGCTTAATTACAGCGAAGAATCCCATTATTTCTTTGCGATAGGCGAGAAGGCTGCGATTGCTTTGAGGATAGGACCAAGAATTGGGATGCCCATCACCTTTTCATATGCGGCATCATCGGACTTAGATGGGGTGAGTGCAACTACAGCGGCACCGAGAACGACGAGAGCGCCGAGTCCGCCGAGCACTAGTCCAGCGATTGGAAACTTATCAACCAAGAGAGCCAAAATTACTGAAACGTCCATGTAACCCCCCTTATGAGTTACATAGAAGTTTAAACTACAGCTATTTAAAAATCAATTATTTGGATTTCTCCTGCTGGCCAGCGCGCGCAGCAGCTGGGAGCAACCCAACCCCTTGCTTGATCAGACCACCGGCCCTCGATCTAGACTCACTTGTACCCAATAGCCCCTCTATCTCGCTTTTAGCCTGACTTTTCCTAATCGTCCTATCAAGCCGCCCGAGCGTTGCGTTCATGACAGCATTGATAGGATTTCTGAGGCTAGAAGCGTTCCTAGATAGGATCGTTTCCATCGCTGCACCCGTCCCCGATGGGTTCATCGTAGCTGAGAGGTGCTCAATGCCCCGGTAATAGGTAGACAGCGCTTTGAGCTGTTTTATTTCGTCGGGCTTCATGATCTGGGAAAGCTCATTGCCCTTGGAACGGACCGAGTTGGCGAATTTAGCACTCATAAGCTCGCCCGTGTCTTTAGTTGCTCCAGATTTGATCGATGCGATCAAAGACCCAACAAGCTCGCGCATTTTAGGCTCACCAACTTCGTTTTTTAATTGCCTGACGGTGGCTACGTTCTTAAATATAGAATCAAAAACCTTATCCGGCGACGCAGCATCTAGATTCCTGAGATCAGCACCAATGAGGTCTTCGATCTTAGATCTCAAGGATTCGTTCTTTGCCCAGCCGGTGAACGTCTCTCTAACCAAAGGGGGATTCATCCCCGCCTTAGCGGCATTCTCAGTAACATGGAATTCCATCATGTTCAGCAACCTGGACCTGAGTTCCCTCGTTCCCCTGAATTGAGCGGGCTTTGTAGGGTCAATCGAGTCTCTCAAGATCTCTCTGATTTCCTGAACACGTCTTAGATCAACATTAGGTTCTTGAAGCTTCTTAAACGCATCTTTCAGGATGCGCCGCTCTGCTAGCGTGCTTTTAGGGAGCACATCTTTTGCGATCAATTGAGCGCCTTTGGCCATGGTCGCTTGGCTAATCGGAACTGCGTGGATTGCATCGAACTGAGGCCCGAGAGCCTTTTTCATAGACTCATACCCACCGGAAAGATCAGCTAGGAATTCTTCACCAGCTTGAAGCTTAGATCCAGGCACACTCGGCTTGCCTGAGATCTTAGCCGCGAACGCGTCAATCGCCAGAGCCGCTTCACCCTTGCGTGCTTGTGCTTGCTTCGAGAACAGAGCGGCATACTCTGGGCGTTCTTGCAGAGATTTAATCGTTCTCTCTTGGGATGTACTCCCCAAGATCGCTTCATCCACTTTAGTTAGAGGCAGGCTTGGCTTATATGGGAGTGCCTTCTCTGCATCCATGACGGCTTGCCGTTGTGGTCGCTCGAGGAGCTTCGGGTCAATCGACTTAACCCTGGATTCAAGCTCTTTAATGCTCCTAGGAGCGAGCATCTCTTTTTGAGTCCCCTCAATGATTTGAAGATCTTTAGACAACTCTGGCCTTGCACGCGTCATCGCTAGATCTTCGGCAGACTCTCTGGCCAAGGACTGAGCAGCTTCCGTTGGTTTGATCGCTGACTTAACTGCTGACGCTGTCTTCCCGAGTACACCTAATAACCCAGACAGTAGACCAGCAGATCCACCCTGAACCGCTCTAGCGCCGACCTGCCCGCTGATATTTTCTTGAGGCAACTCTCCTTTTTTAGTCTCCGGTGCATAGAGTGCGCCCGCTGCTGTAGCTCGAGTTACGCCCCCCAAAAGACCAGCGGGTGCCCCAAGGCCAAGTAAACGACCGCCATAAACAGCACTCCCTACAGAACCAGCACCCTCAGAGAGAGCGCTAAGAACAGGAGACTGAGCGGACATTTTGTTAAGCTCTTCTGTCTTTGCGTCGCGCCCTACGATGTAGTCCTCCATCGCGCCGGGTTGGCTAATGGTGAACCCTTGTTTTTCTAGGTCCCTGTTCTGCATGAACCGCTGAGCTGAACCCGTAGCAGCATCAAAAGCACCAGAAACTTGAGGGAGATACCCTTGTAGGATGCCTTGCAACCCTTTGGTAGCTACGGTCTTTAATTCTCCCTCTTTTTCAGAAGGAGGGATTTCAATACTTCGATCTTTCGCCATCTGAATGAGCTGCTCATCATTCATGTTCATAGGATCAAGATCAGCGACCACGGGGATTCCGTGAGTGCGAGCTAATTTAATCAAGTCATCATCTGAAAGGCTTTCAAAAGATGAAGCGACTTGAGTGGGCATTATTTTCTTACCTGTGTGGAATTCAAGCGCTGAAGTATGAATTCTCTCTGTTGTGGGCTTAATTTCTGACTTGGTTGAACGGCCTGCTGTTGCGGCAATCTCTGTTGAACATCAGCAAGACCTTGATCTCCAGCCTTAGCTTCTTGTCCTGCTATAGCTTGCTCTCTAGCTAGTTTCTTCATCGCAAGAACTTCCGGCGTATCCCCCGGAGCGGGGAAATATTTAATGGTCTCGCTTGCTAGTTCTGCCTCTGGAATGGCTGCTCCAGATTCAGGTCTAAGGACAGCGGAAACAAAATTTCGTCTCGCCTGATCAACAGCGACCTCATCGTCCGACAAAAGACCTCTTGCAGCAACAGGAGACACCATTCCTATAAGCCCCATGGCAGAGCTCTTGAATGCGCCTGGACCGGAGGTCGCTCTTCCCTCTTTTTCCATTTCTTCGAGTTGTCCAGCCGCTGTTTTTGCCCGCGTAGCAAAACCAGCTGCCGCACGTTGACCCTCAGTTAACTTTTTGGATTCAGTCGTTTTTTCAGCTGATTTACCGGCTATTTCAGCGTATTTAAGCTTTGCTTGTTGTGCCAATTCCTCGCGCTTAAGCCCCATAGTTTCACCAAATTCGTAGGCACCGCGCGCTTGCTTGGATTTTTCGCTCTCAGCTTCTTGGGACATCTTGCGATCAACCCTAGCTTGCTCAGCCGATTGACCCGCAAGCTGCCTGGCGAGAGCTTGCTCTTGAATATCCTGCTGTCTCTTCTCAGCAGCAGAAGCTGTGTACGCCTTAAAGAAGTTGAGAAGACCTTCGCCGTAAATGTTTGAATCGCCTTGTGCCATTATTTAATCGCCCCATAGTTTTTAGATTTAAATTCCATAGGCTGCATAGAATCGATCTGGCTAGTCATTTCCATTCCGCTTTGGTCCATCGATCTCCCACCTCCGCCACCTCCACCAGGGGTTGATGCTTTGCCCGCGATGTATCCCCCCACGCTCATGCCCGTGTTCACAAGCCCGCTTAAGATCTGCTGGCGTACGGCTTTACGGTTCGCGTCGTATTCCATCTGTCTCTGCGCCATGCCTTGCTTGATCATCTCGGACCGACCGACGCGCTCGCTTGCGATCCCTTGACGCTCGGACGCTTTTCCGTATGCCCCGACCTGGCTAGCTAGGTTGAGCTTATTTAGTTGGTTGCGGTAAACGCTCTGTGAGCGCTGGGCTAAGGCGTCGTTTACAACGTCATTCGGTACGCCGCCCAATGCGAGCTGTCTCTGCGCTCCGCCCATGGGGTCGACAAGAGCCTCAGTGCCAAGGTTACCGACGCTATTATCCATTGCAGCGATCTCACTCACCGGGACATTCGCAAGCTGGTCGGACTTCCCTATAAGCTGCTGCGACCCCTTATCGAGCTCTGCGTAACCCTGCTGTGGAGTCATAGTGGGTTTGAATGGATTTTTTAGGCCACCGCCACCGCCACCGCCAATTCCAAATAATCCCATATTCTAAAACCCCAACGCCCTGAAAGGAGCGCCCAAGATACCAAGCGGAGATGTCTGGTCCTGCGCCTGGCGTTGCTGTTGTACGAGCTGAGCCTTATAGATGTTGTCGTACCTGGCTTGCTCAAGACCCTGCATAGTGGAGCCAGTGTCGAACGCTTGCTTGTCGAGCTGTTGCTGCTGTTGCTCGAATGAGTCTGCGATCCCTCTGCGGCGTTTCGCTAGTGAGCCCCCCGCTTCTGCACCCGCTTGATTCTCAGCGTCGGTCTTTAGACCGGAATAGAGCAACCCGCGAGCGTTCGCGCCTTTGGCGATGTCCATACGCTTTTGGTTGAGATCCATCTTCGTATCGTCTTCGGCTTGAGTCATGGACCGGCTCATAAGGCCGGGTGTCTGCGCTTGGAAGTCTTGAGCAAGCTGCTGTTGCTTATCTCGCATCTGACCTAGACGTGGGTCGATCTGCGGGGGCATCTGCACTCGATACTGATCTTCGTTGCTCGACTCTCCGCCTGGACTCCCTGAAATGGCAGTATTCAGTAGACCGATGCTCCCAAGGGGTTTTGAGATCGCGCTAACTGCGCCGATCATCGGGGCGGCTTTAATGATGTTCTTGAAAAATCCCATTCGTTACCCCAAGACCAGCACGGTGACCGTGCCAGCTCCGCTGCTACGTAAATAAATCTCGTTCTCGGTCGGCAACACCGCACCGTCAAATATCCGCACGTCTGGGCCTGATATCTTGAAATAACCTACGGGTTTCTTGCCGAAACGATGCTCAAATTTCATGTCTGAGTTAGCCGCTGTATAAGTGACCTGCGAAACAAAGCACCGAAGATTATCCGTCGAGATATTCCCGTTCAAGATCTCGCGAATGTTCTCAAACGCTGGACCAGCGTAACGCTTAAACTCGTCAAACTCTTTTATGTTCGCTAGATCTGTGGTGATGGTTACCCTCACACTCGCCTCTGCATTCTATATTCTACAGTGTAACCGTTGATCTGCGAAGGCTCTCCGGTAGAACCGTGCGTGAATTCAAGGGCCATGCTCTTACACATGATCCCGAAATCAATTCGGCTCTGAAACGGGTTTTGGTACATAGAACGTGTGAGCACGATGCTTGCTCCGTAGTCTTGATAGAAGTTCACGTTGATCAGTGATGACGGACCGACCGTCGCGCAGTCGAGATACACTCGCCTCATTTGCTTCTCGATCGAGTTCCCCATGTCTGCCAAAAACCGCGTCTTAATCAGACACGTCATCCCGTTACCGTTATCGCCCAGGAGAGACGCCCCGAAGTTATGAATGGTCCCTGTGTACCCGCCGTAGAAAACCGTAGGCGCGGAGAGCTCGCGCTTGGCCATCGTAGTGATCGCAGGATTGTAACCCTTCTCTGTAGTCCAAGCTTGGGTCATGTAATCATAAACGAGGGTTATATTGTTTACAGTTGATGCGTCTATAGGGAATGAAAACTTAAGTTGGTTCTTCAGCCTGTCATGCACAGCGGTAGCAGTCTCTTTCGCAGCCGACACGTTCATGCGTATGAAGTACGGCTCTACTTTGTCGCTGAGTACTTCAATGTTGGCCCCATTGAACTGAATCACTCCCTTGCGATCCAAGAAGAGCAGCACGTCTTTATATTGAACGACAGCACGGTTACTCAAGCACCCGTACTGATCCGTGATCTCTTGGAGCGCAAAGTTGTTTGGGTTGTCACCAGTCAAGCGGTGCATAGACCGCTCTTTAAACACCAAAAGCGTCCCTGAATACGCCTGGGTCGCCATGATCTTATCACCGTCGTTCGTGCGGACTTCGACCACGTTCTCAGGGGGAATTCCCTCGGGCTCACCGATGTCAGAAATATAGAATGTAGACAAAGCGCCTGAGAACCCTGAGTAAATCATCTGATTACTAAACAGAGAGATGTACTTAGGAATCTGGGTCAACCAAAGATAAGCAGGCGCAGCGATCGAAGTCAGCGTAGTCGTGCCCGAGAGAGTGTAGTTCGTCGTTGCCCCCGACGTCGCAGCTTGGAACATGTTGATAGACTCGGCTTGAGATCTATAGAACGCGTACCCAGACACGCCGTACCCAGGGGGGGTTGTTAACCCGTAAAATTCAATCGACCCGAATGTTGATCCGTTTAGGGATATCGTTATCCCCCGAGCCGCAGGCCCATAGTACGATCGGTCATTGAAATACCCGTAGCTTGCGAGGAATACGCCGGACAATCCTCCGCCAACCACGGCGGTGACTCCGAACCCAGATACCCCGTAGGGCAGGAATAAGTTAGTGGGGTTATTTGTCCCATCGTATTTAAAAGCGTCTGCTCCAGAGACGGCAAACAACCGATCGACAAAGGTCTGGAAATCCCAGTTTGATCCGCTCGTAAGTCCGCTCTTAAACACCGTGTATGCCGAGCTTGTCACTGTGTAGGCGTTGGTGTTTGCCGTTGCGATGAGGTAGCTCGAGCCATTGAGGCGCTCAAACTCATAGAGCCCTGTGATCCGGCCTACAACCGTTGCGCCCACATAGAGAGTCGATCCCTCACGCTTAGTCAGCGCACCGGGCTTTGAAAAGTTGTAATTCTGGAGATCTAGAAACTCATGCGGACCCGTAGCGTATTCGGATGCTTTGGTGTTGATCCCGCCAAGCATTAAGTACTCCTCCGATTTCCCCTTTATCTGCGCCATCTACCAGCTATCCCCCGCGCCAGAGCGGGTCACCACCACTCGGCGAGCGCGAGATTGAATTCTGTCAGATGCGTCTGACTTGAGAGCGTTTTTATACGCTTGGATTTTTGTATCAAGCTCGAGAGTCGCTCGGTCATCCCGTAGGAACCCGTCTCGAGCTGCAAGTAAAACCAGCATCTCGTGAAACTCCTCAGGCACGTCCGGCACATCGGTGTCCGCGCTCATATCCGAAACCCTGTGGCTATAAGTTATTCTAAGGGTGTGCGTGGCTGTGTTGTCTACTGGGAATAGCTTAATTTGGTTCTTCTGGATGCAATATGCCGTAGGAGTTCCGGATCTTGACTCCACTAGGTCTTGCTGATTCAGAGTGACCGCTTCCAACACGTTGATATCTTCATTGGGAGCAGTACCCGAGAGTACAAGCTCTACACGATGCATCTTTAGGAAGTCGCTCGGGAGGTAGTATGCGCACGCGTTAGCAACCGTCGTAGCTTGCTGGCACTTGTTATACCAATTCTGAGCCGAGGCGAGTAAGAGCTTCTGCACTTCTCTCTGCGCCTGGTTGAGGTATCGCTGAACTGTTACGCGAGTGTGATACCCGAAGTCTAGGTCATCGAGAAAGTAGCTAACTTCGGACTGTAGTTCTGAGAAATTCACGAGCAATGTCCCTTTCCTTGGGAATCTACTCGAATCCTCTAGAGTAGAGGGGTGCTCGAAAAACTAACAGCTATGTACGGTCCAGGTGACCGTTTCTGCGGAACAGCACGGAGCCCAGATTCCGTCCAGGGGCCAGAGGAAGCCAAAAGTGTTTAGACCCAAGCCCTCTACTGTGTCGAACGCTGTAAACCCCATCGAGTTTAATGCATCGCCCGCTATCTGAACATCAAATGGATTGGCCACTACGTTTTATAGTATCAGCTTGCTCGTCTAGTAACAAAAAAACCGCCCAACTCTCGTTCCATCGGGAGTCGAGCGGTCTATCATGATGACGGGGAGATGATGAATCAAGCCGTCACCCGATTTTAACTGAATCTCTGAACGCAAGCCACTCGGCTGCTATTTTTGACCATGCGTAATCGTTTGGATCAGCTTTAACACGCAGATATCGCTTCTCATCCATCGCCTTGATCACTGCGGCTGCGTAGGTGTCGGCATCTTTGGCGCTAAAGAGTCCGTATTCTGATGGGCATTTTAATACCTCAGCCATGCCTCGCATGACTGCCCCCTCGAGGGTGTCAACAACCCCCCCCACTGCTCGGCGAATCTGGTAAACACCACTGCACAGCTGCTCCATTGACGCGATGCAAGATGTCTCTATCCAATCCGCTGGAGCTACACAATAAGACGATTTCTTAAATGACCTAATGAGATCCGGTTGCGAAGTCTTGCCGACGTACTTAACCCACGCGCGCTCGTCGATCATCTTGCCGAGTTGTTTCTGGAGCGCCCCGAGACCGTACTTCTCTAGGTGCTCGATACCGTAGTGAATCGTCAGACTAACCTCAGGGTGAGCTTCCCGCACGCGGTCGAGCACAAGCATAGCCCGATCAAGTCCCCGATCAGGCGAGCTTGAGAAGACGAATCGCATTGGATCCCGCTCGATAGGCTCTGTGACGAACTTCTCTGGATTTAGCCCGTTTCGAGTGAGGAAGACCTTATTGAGAGGGATGCCTTGCACTGTCTGAAGTCTGCGCGAATGGAAAGGTGTCAAAGCAGTGACGTAGTCGTAGTTCGCAGTTCTTTCCCCGCCCGGCAGCATCAGGTCGTGACACCACGCGATTGTGAACGCGTTCGTGAGCTTTTCGGAGTGCCTCCATGCGATATGAAGCCAAGGCTTATGCTCTTTGAAATAATCAAACAACCCAGACACCGGGAGATATTCAACCCCGTAACTAGTCAGTGGTGCGTCTCGATTTTGGAAGATCTTCACCCGACGCCCGAGCTTCACGAAATTCTCAGCCATCTCGATCGCAGCTGTCTCCGAACCTCCACAAAATGACGTCCTGTACGTCTCGCCATCCCATGGGAACGCTTGGAATCCACCCGGACACGAAATCACGATATCGTCACAATCTTTCGCATCGGCTGAGATCACGTTGAACGCGCACGCTTTATTGATCTCATCTAAGATCTTCTTAGACTGCTCGCTCGGGTGCAGTCGGTAGAGTTCCTCGGCCTCAGTCTGAGCCTTAGGAAAGTTCCCCATTTGCGCATGGATCTGCGCTAGGAGCGTGCGGGGATACTCTGAGTACATAGGCAGGAAGTTGAACACCGGCCCAGCCTTGCCTCCGCCAGGGAGCTGACACGACTTCGCAGCCTCATAGAATGGGATGGACTTTGGAGCCTCTCCAGCCTTCAGGAACGCATCGGCGATGTTGACGTGAAACTCAGCCCGGTGAGGGTCTAGCTGAAGCGCATCGAGCGAGCGCCCAATGGACTCATGGAATAAAGTGTTAGCTTTTTGACGGTAGGAATCGTCTTTGTAGCTCTCAGCGAATTCGAGCTGCTTTTGCCCGAGGTGAAGCAACGCGTACCCAACGTATTGAAATGCGAGCACTCGGTCGTGCGGTTCAAGCTCTGGCGCTACGATAGCCTTATTGAACCAGTCGAGAGATTGATCCCAGAACCCAGCTTCGAACAGTTCCTTCCCGTAGTAGAATTGCATCCGAGAGTCGAGTTCACGCTCTCGTGCCTGGAACATGCTCAGGTTACGCATCCTGTCTGCGTTCAGGTCTTCCTGGGTACGGCGATGCCAGATATCCCAGCCATTCGCCATTTCGACAGAGGGTTGACGGTTTCCGCTGTCTGGGCGCATCCCTTCGTGCAGGAAATACTTCCACTTGAACCCCATCGATCGGCGCACGACTCGCTCGCGAATGAATGAGCAAGTGGAGTTCCCCTTCCCGTCGTTCGCGTACTGATACGGAGCTAGGTGATAATCTGCCAAAGGCATGACTTCGGCTTTCCACATCTTGAACGCTTCGGAGTTGCGTAGTGAGTCATCAAGATCTGCCCACATGACGTAAGCCGAGTCCCCGAGAGTGAATGAGTAATTACGTGCGGCGGAGAAGTCGCTGATCCACTTGAAGTGGTGGACCTCCGCCCCGAGGGATTTAGCTAGCTCGACTGACCCATCCGTTGACCCGGTATCAACGATAATCACCTTGTCTACATGCGGGGCAAACGACGCCATGAACTCAGGGAGATTCCTCTCCTCATTTTTCATGATGCAACATAGGTCAATACTTGTGTTCATTTTTCATCATCTCCAGAGGGAGATAACAAACCATGAACGCTAATAGATCAAGTTTTGTCTGCGTCGCTCGAAGTATTGCTAAGTGTCTTTACGCGCAAAAGTGTAGACGACCCACGAGAGTATACGCTCCATATAGCAGTCGCCTTGTCGTAGTTCGCGTTGCCTTCCAAGAATTCTAGCGTGCGCTTTAGGTAAGAAATCGCAGTAGCCGGGTCTGTAAGCGTTGAGCCAAACGAGTCGCTCGTATAACCCAAGCGCACGTCAACCGACTGCACTGGGTCCATGGTCCCGCTGACATATCTGTCTGCGGTAGCTAGGGCCGACCCGCCGTCAACCGTGAAAGAGATTGGACCCGTCGCACCATAAATGAAGTAGTAAAGACCACTTCCTACAATAGTCTCAGTGATCCCCGGAGGGAGCGTAGTAGTGCCAGTGTCGAGCTTTGCAAACATGATAAACGTAGGTGACAGCCCAGTGTTAGTAGCAGGGTTGCCTGATCCAAACTGGATGCCTCTATACTGGCTCATTCTTTAGCCTCAATTGCAGGGTTAGTTTTGGGGAGAGATTTCATTTTATCACCTAGAACCTGAGCTGCGCGCATAACTGACTCAGAGTCAGGCATATGGAAGTCCTTCGACAATTCCAGTGCTTCGTGAACAGCCCTTTTCTGACTCTCGGTCATGAGAGCTACCTTGAACTCATGTCCTAGTGGGTGATTCTTAACCTGCGCATTGTAAGCAACACGAGCGGTCCACATCTCGGGCAATGCGTCGTCGATATGATCCCACCGAGCGGAGATATAAGGGAGCAAGGCTTGGGCGTGCTTATAGAACACTCCAAACGCTTCCTCTCGCTCGCTAATCTGCATCTTGAGTGCTTCAACTGATCGCTTTGCGCGCCTGAGTTTTACGTCGTTTCTTTTCTCTTCAAGTCCACTCAACCTAGCCACAGCGTGAGAGAATTCTTCCACGTCGATCTCTTTAAGCTCAAGATCTTCGCGCATAGACGTAACTGCATCGTACATCGTGAGTGCGTTACGGCATGCAGCCTGGAACTGATCCATAGGATGAATGTTATCGTGCCCGACGCCGTCCGAGCCGAGAAGACAAGTCAGGGGGCTCTGATACGAGTACCAATACCGCTTGTTGTGGCTCAGGAGGTCTCTAAACTGTTCTTCAATATTCACGATGCGCACCCTTGATACCCATAAGTAGCGATGGGGAGAACTTGGATAGAAGACCACGATGTCCCGTTGAAAAAACCGACGTCTGTCATTGCA